ACCAGAGGAAAGGCTGTTGACAGGTGCTTCACCTATCGCAGAGAGCATAGTATTTACTGCGTCTAGTTGGGTTGTTGCCATTTAATTGCCCTTCCACTTCACCTTGTTAGCCCAATATGCTGCGCTAGTCTCACCTTTGGCTATGTTTTTACGATGTCTAGCTTTAAAGGACGCACGTTGTGCTGCTGATTGATTTGTCTTAGCACCCTTCTCGCCAAACCTAATTAGCTTGGGTTTGTCTCGTGAGCCAATCAGAACAGCATGTGACTTATTGCCTTTAGGAGAACGCTTTGGTATACGTAAGCCCTGAAAGGTCTCACCTGCGTGTTGTATAGTCATGTCTTACTCCAAACAAAGAAAAGAGAGAGGCTCTAGAAACCTCTCCCTTCTGTTAATTAGACTTCAGACAGACCAATACATGATGCAGGACGCAGGACGTTATGCCCCATTGCGTATTTTGCCACCATCAGTGTGCCTTGACGGTTAATTTGGTACTCAGATTCCATGCCCAAGTCGAGCAGCTTAACAGTAGCTACAGCGTCAGGAGTAAACACAAAGCCTTTGAACTTAGAAGCTTCTGCAACCATGTCACGCCCATCTACAGCAGCAGTAGGCAAGTCATAGTGTGTTGTACGGCCTGAACCAGCAGTGTTTGCTAGTGGCTGGTTATCAGAAGTCTTACCTTCGTCAGCATCGCCTGTTGTAAAGTTCACATACAGGTTAGATACGTTAGCATGGTTTGACATAATGATAGGCATACCAGCGATAGACGCTACAGTTGCGTCAGCTACTGAGCCGTTACCACCAAAGTCACGGTTCATGTAGACAAGCTTGTTGCCATCAGTTACATCCATCAGTGCGTAGTACTGGTCAGGAGCAAGAACAACAGTCGCACCTTCAGTTGGTACGTTCTTTACTTCCATCTCTTTACGTGCGTCAAAGATAGCTTTAGCAATCTTAGCTGGGTCTGTTGAATCAGCAGTAGCTGTACCAATGTTGACGTTATTTGTAAAGTCTTCTTCAGTGAAAGCTTTGTAGTCCTGAACAAGGCCAGCAGCAGCAGTTGCGTTGGTTGACAGAGCAGCCTTAACAAGCATACGTGCTACGTTCTTGTCGGCTTCGTTAGCCAATGCGATACCAGCTTCTTTAGAGTAGATGCTACGTACATCGTAGTGGTTAATAGCTTCGTCAATGTTCGCAATGAACTGAGAACTAATCAGCAAATCGTCAATGGTTACAATACGTTCACCTGCACGAATAGTACCACCAGTAATTTCATTGCCCGGAGTTAGGTATTCAGCAGTTGCACGTCCTGTCATTGGGAACGATGCAGATTTACCTTTGGAAATAGTACGAGTACGTACCTTATCCATAATTACTTTCTTTTCCTCAAAGGCGGTCAGGACTTCCCCAGCATACAGCTTAAGAAAGAGGTCACGAACGTCACCTGAGAGGTTATTTTGACCCTGAAAGCTTACACTGTAAGCAGGGTTTGAAGCAGCTTGTGCCATTTTATTACCTCATTAAGTTTAAGTTTAAGTTGTGCCTCAACTTTACTATGCTTTCTCCAACAGATTGTCCCTCGCAAGGGGTCAGGGGTATTCATCATTAGTAACTTTGAGAGTTAGGGTTTCCCCTTCTAAGAACACCAGTATAGATGTGCTTAGAAGGAGAGGGGGCTTGCACCCCCAATCCCATGCAACAATTAGAACAGGCTAGAACGAGCAAGCTTATCAGCTACTTGTTGCCTGTAGGCAGGGTCTTTGCTGTATCTAGGGTCACTCATAGCAGCAGTGAGTTCCGCATTACTTTCAAAACGCCCACCAGAGGATACAGTACCACTACCACCTTGTAGTAGACTTGGTTCTGCCTCTGAACGATAACGTGCGTTAAGACCTTGTATCGCAAGCCTAATCATGTCAGGGTTTTGCGATGTCATTGTTGCATTAAAGGCATCAATCTCACTCTCAGGGAGTGTATCTGCTGCCCATGAAACCATGTTGTTATAATCTTCTTGACCGCCTACGATGTTATACATCTCACCAGTCACTTGGGATGCTAGGGCGTCTTGCCCCTGTATCCACGTGTCCACAACAGAGCGAGGGAAACCAGCCTCTTCTAACGCAGCATAAGCATCGCCAGACAGTTCGCCATTTTCGTTATACTCTTGTTGGAATACGTCAAAGTCTAAGCCCTTGTCATCCAAGAGTTCAGCTACATCGGAAGCAGTCTCTTCTCCTGTAGTCTCTACTTCTTCTTCTTGGTCTTGTTCCTGTTGTCCTTGACCTAGCTTACTCTCTAATGCTGAGTATGCTTTAGCCATGTCTTCAGCAGACTTGAACTTCTCAGGTAGCCAATCAGGACGTTCAGCGTCTTGTTGATTACCCTCTACCTTCTCAAGCATTTCTTTTACATGTTCTTGAGATTCAGCCTCAGGTTCTTGATAAGTGTTAATAGCTTCTGCCATTTATTACTCCGCTTCCATTGCTCCTTTAGCTATTTGTGGTGCTGCTGCTTGTGCTGCACCCATAGCCGCCTGTTCCATTTGTTGTTGTTGCATCATTTGTTGTTGTATTGCTTGCTCTTGAGCCTTTTGTTCTGCTGATTTAATCAGGCCAGAAGTGTCGATACCTAGAGAGGCTGCTAGTCTATCTATGTAATCGTTAAGGTTCATCTCACTTGCAATCACTTCTGCCCCTAGAGGCTGTAAGTACTGCAAGAATGTAGCAAGTTTGTTTAGGTCTTGCCCTCTACCAAGTGCTTCAATACCTGTGACAACTGTAGGCTTTACACTATCCTTAGGCATCTTAGGCATCTTACCCTGCTTTACTAGTGTATCTAGTAGCAGGTTAATTAGAGGTAACTGAAACTCCTGCGATAGGATAGAATACACACCACCTAAGGCTGTCTCTAGTTCCTGTGCCATGAAGCGTACTTCTTCGGCTGTTACACGTTCTGCTGCACGTTGTACTGAGGAGTTCAATAGGAACGCAGCAGCCAACCTGTCGTTAATCATACGCATAGTTTCTAGTGCTACTCTGAAATCACCAGACTTTTGTACCTGTAGGGTAGACACATCGTTAGCATCACCATTTACAAACGCACCATTAGGTGCTTTAGATAAGTCTTTAGATTTAGTAGTACCATTAGGACGTACCATGAATAGTACCTTGCTTGATGCAGCACTACCCTGTACGATAGCTTGGGTCAATGCTTCCAAACTGCGTAAGTCACCCATGTATTCTTCAATAAAACCACGCCCATAATCTTCACCATCAATACGAATAAAACGTAATGGAATAAATGGGTTAGTATCCTTCTTGAATGTACCACTTGAATTAGGAACTTCAATACCAGCTACCTCTTGGTAGGTATGAAAGCCTTTATCAGTAGTCTTTAGACAAGTATACAAGTCGTAGTTCTTAACTGGTGTATCACTTGGGGGTATCATTGCCTTAACTTCATCAGGCAACATCAGTGGTGATATACTCTCTTTTGTTACAATCTCTAGTAAGTTACCCATTGCGTCACGCTTTACGCAGTAACGGTCAGGTCTGTAAATCTTCATGCCACCTTCTTTAGGCATGTATACTAGCGCATTACCAGTTACGATAAGCAGCTTCAATGCCTCAAAGACAGGCACACGAATAGACTTACTCTCAATCTCTTGCATTGCTGCACGTTCAATACGTGCTAGTCCTTCTTCTACCTGACCACGATTGTCACCTGCTATAGCTTGCAAGTCAAAGTCATCAATGGTTAGCCTAAAGAATGGACTGTTAGGTGGTAGCAGGGCAAGTAGGAGTTTAGATGCTAGGTTATTTACACCCCTTGCCCCAATGCCTTGATATGGTGTAGCATACCTAGTAGTGCTACTATGTCCTTCATCTGGCAAAAGAGTAGGGATTGTTAGCTTTGCTGCTTCACGTCCTCTCTCAAGGAACGTATCTCGTTCAGCCTCTAGTTGGCTGTAGCGTTTAGCTAGAGTTCCTACGTCTTGTTCCATTTACTTATCCCT